GTATAAAAGCATCAGGTTTTTATCCAATACAAAGAATGAATAATCAAAAAATTAATTTAGATGATAATAAAAAGAAAAGCCGTAGAAAAAGACTTAATTAAAGAATTAGATGAGTTAACTCAATCTGAAACTTTTAATTGGAATTTGTGCCACGAACACTTAGATTTACCTAAATACGATAAGTTTACTGAGGGTATGATTTTAAATAAAAAATATAAATCAAAATACACTTATCAACTAGTGCATATGTTATATAAAAAAGGTTTACCAATAAGCAGTCCTTATTATGAAATATGTTATAAATTATTTGAAAGAATAGTTAATAATGTTATAAAAAAAGATGTAGAATTATTAAGAATGAAGATAAATTTATTGTTTAAAAAAGATAAAAAACAAGCAAATAACTTTCATTTAGATGACAAAAAAGACCCTAATTATAAAACGTGTATTTTATATATAAACAACTCTGATGGAGATACCTTGATTTATTATAAAAATAGTTTAAAAAGAGTTAAGCCAGAAGCGGGTAAAGTGGTTATTTTTGATGGTCATTTATACCATACTTCTAGTAATCCAGTTAAAACCAAATACAGAAAGGTAATTAATATTAACTTCAAATGATACAAATAGATTCAGGTTCTAATCACTTAGAAATAGATGCGTGGTTTCCAACGTGTATAGGTGTTGCTTTTAATAAAGATCACGATGAATGGGCTCCAGAGATTATAAAACATTTAGATAGTAAAAAGAAAAAATGCCCAAAATCTATAGGGCAATCTAGTTTCTTTTTACATCAATGCCACAAAGATCCTGTTTTAAAAAAACTTAATAATTGGATTCAAAGAAGAGTTGATGATTATACTGCTTTTTACAACTATCCAAAAAAATACAAACCTGTAGAGTCTTGGTTTCATTGGTATAAAGACGGTAACTATGCAGATGCACACATTCATCAAGGTAGAACAATATCTTTAATATATTATTTACAAAGTGATTTAGAAGATGGAAGAGTAGTTTTTAATTCTCCTGTTCCACCTGATATGAAAAATCCTTACAAGATTACAGCGAATAACAGTAAAGAACATTTACAAAAAGACCATTCTTTTTCTGAATGTTTCTATAGGCCAAAAGAAGGTATGCTACTAATATTTAGATCTTACCTTGTTCATAAAGTAGAGTTAAAAGAACCTAATTTAAAAGATAGAATTGTTATTAGTTGGGATCTTGATTAATGTTTCATAACGGAATTGTATATTGGTATTTTAAAGAAGCAGTATCTAATGATGTTATAAATAAAATTGAGGCTGCGGTTAAAAAAATAAAGTTTAAAAAAGGTACAATATCAAATGGAGAAAAAACGCAATATACAATAAGAGATTCTGATGTAAAATTTTTAAACGATCAATTTATTTATGATGCAGTTATGCCTTTATTTCAAACAGCAAATAAAAATGCTGGATGGAATTTTAAATATGATTGGTGTGAATCAGTTCAATATACAAAATATGGAAAAAACCAACACTATGATTGGCACGTTGATATGCCAAGTAAACTTTATAAAAGAAAAGACCCAAACTTTAATAATAAAACTAGAAAATTAAGTGGTACTTTACTTTTAAATAATAGTTCTGAATATACAGGTGGTAAATTTTTAATTGATTTTAGAGAACATAGGCAAAAAGAAAGTGTTATGGAAGTAAAAGAATTACAAAATAAAGGAGATTTAGTTATATTCCCTTCTTACTTATGGCATAAAGTTACACCTGTAACTAAAGGTGTTAGAAAAAGTTTAGTTATTTGGACAATAGGGCCACAATTTTCATAATGAATTTTAAAAAAAATAAATACTTAATAGTAAAAAAAGCAATCCCAGAAGTTCTAGCTGAGGTTGCTTATCATTATCTTATATTAAAAAGGGAAGTTTATCATAAGTATAAAAAATATGGACAAGATATTAAACATTTTGGTGTAATGGGAGATGATGTTGCATCAAATACGTATTGTCATTACGCTGATATTTTAATGGAAACTTTGTTAATAGAGCTTTTACCATCTATGCAAAAAATAACTAAGTTAGATTTAATACCAACTTATACTTATTGTAGACTATATAAGAATGGAGACATCTTAAGAAGACATAAAGATAGACCTAGTTGTGCAGTTTCGACAACCTTAAATTTAGGGGGAGATCCTTGGCCAATATTTCTTGAACCTTCTGGTCTTACAGGTAAAAAAGGTAAAAAAATAGTTCTTGAAGCTGGTGATATGTTAGTTTATGATGGTGTTCAATTAGAACATTGGAGAGAAAAATTTAAAGGAAAAGAGTGTGCTCAAGTTTTTTTACATTACACAGAACCAACTGATAAAAGTTTATTATTTGATGGAAGACCGATGGTAGGATTACCTATAGAATTTAGAGGAAAAAAATAATGGGTATAAGTAAGAATATAGTATTCAATAGAAAAATACATAAAAACGAACGTCTTTGGCCAAAGGTGCAAAGTCATTTTTTAACACCTGTCTTTTTTGTTGAGTATGCTGGAATGTCAGATGAACTAAACATAAGAAATACTAAATACTATCTTAAACAAGGCGGACAAGTAATTAACTTACAAAAAGATCCTTTCTTTAAATCATTAGTTGATAAAATTAAAATATCTGTAAAACATATAGCAGAACATTGGTATAAAGCTAAAAAAGGATATAAAGTAGATGTTGTATCTTTATGGGTAAACTCTAATGAAAACGGTCAGTTTCACGCACCTCACAATCATACTAATACTTTTATGAGTGGGGTTTTAATGTTAGATGGTAAAACAGATACAAACGATTATCCTAATTTAAAATTTTTAAGACCGTATGCAAATCCAATTATGCCGCAAGTTGAAAAATTTAATGAGCTAAATTCTAATGTATTACAGTTTAATACAGAAAAGGATTGTGTAGCTTTTTTTCCTTCTTATCTATATCATTACGTAGACACTAATAAAAATAAAACACCTAGAATATCAATAGCTTTTGATACCATACTTAGAGGTAAGTATGGTGAAATTGGGCCAAGAGGACAAACTGTTGGAGATTATAGAATTTAGTGTGGGTAACAAAATTTAAAAAACATAAACAAGTAAAAAATAAACTATTAAAATTAATAGAAGAAATTCCAAAGACTAAAGTTATTCAAGAAGAGGATAAAATATCCCATACTGATTTTTATCTACCAGCCGATACACCAAGAAATTATTTACAATTCTTTTATGATAATATTAGTTCACATATGTCTGAACTTTGTGATATTTTTTATTCTAAGGTTTGGAGCATAAAGTCAGGTTGGTTTCAACAATATTATAAAGGAGATGTACACGGTTGGCATAATCACGGTGAATCTCAATTTGCGGGAGTCTATTATTTAGAAATGCCTGAAAGTTCTATGGTAACTGATTTTTTAGATGGTTCAAAAATTAAAGCAAGTGAAGGAGACATCTTAATATTTCCTTCATATAAATACCATAGATCTAGTAAGATTACCTCAAAAAAAAGAAAGACTATTATAGCTTTTAATGTTTCTTTTGATATTTGGAATGGTCAAATACCATAGATAAATAAGGTTTGCGATGATATAATAAGGCTATGCCATTAAGAAAAGTACAATTTGCACCAGGATTCAATAAACAAGCTACTTCATCACAGGCCGAAGGTCAGTGGGTAGATGGAGATAATGTTCGTTTTAGATATGGAGCCCCTGAAAAGATAGGGGGTTGGTCACAGATTTTAACAAGCACTTTGGTAGGTGCTGCTAGAGCAATGCATACTTGGGCTGATTTAGACGGTAGAAGATTTGCTGCTATAGGTACAAACAAGATGTTGTACATTTACGACGGTAATGATTTTTATGATATTACGCCTTTAAATAGTTCCTTGAACGTGGCTGGAGCTAATATAACCACGGTCAACGGATCATCGACAGTTACAATTACAACACCTTCAGCTCACAATCTAGAAGTAGGAGATATTCTTACATTTGCTAACGCAGGTTCATTTACAGCTGGTCAAACTGATTACACAGCATCAGACTTTGATGACGTACTTTATGAAGTACAATCTATTCCTACAACTTTAACTTTTACAATTACTATGGCTTCTGCGGAAACTGGAACAGGAGCAACGAACAACGGAACTTTAGACACACGTCCTTATTATAAGATAGGCCCTTTATTACAAGCATATGGATACGGATGGGGTACAGGTACTTGGAGCTTATCAACTTGGGGTACACCAAGAACAACTTCACAAACTTTATTAGATCCTGCATCTTGGTCGTTAGATAATTATGGAGAATTATTAGTAGCAACTATTAAAAACGGCCCTGCTTTTCAATGGGATCCTAATGGCGGAACAGGTGTAACAACAAGAGCATCTTTAATTACCAACGCTCCAACTAAATCAGTTATGTCTATTGTGTCAGATAGAGATAGACACTTAATATTTTTAGGT